GAATGATGTAGTCATCAAAGACGATGGTCAAGTCGTAGAAATCCACGCCAAAAAGATCTACTCCAGCAAACCTGGCACTTACATTCGTATTCTGCCAATAGACAACCAATGCAACTTACCGGTGCTCGATGCGGATATCAAAAGAAGTAATTGACGATAACGTTTTCATAGACTTCATCATGGATCCTCGTGATGTGGATGCTTTAAAAGAAAAAGCACTTGAGCCCACAATTATCAGAATGGGCGAACTTCACCTTAACTTTTGGATTCGGATGGCAACTGACCGCGAAATGTATAATGATTTTGAATGCACCGATGATGAATAAATTTAAAGGAAAAATTACTGCGATTCTTCATAAACCAAGCAAATATTTGACAAATTTTCTTAACAAATTATATTAAAGAATTCAGTACAACTAAAACACGTCTAGGAATACAACATAAGGTTAGCTATCAGACGTACTAAGGAAAATAAGCCCTGAAAGGAGCCAAAATGGCCGAACAACCTAAGAAAATTTACACAATGGAAGACAACATCAAATCGATGTACTTTCAGAATCGCGATATTTTGAAAGCTCTGGAAGAGATCAAGCAAAAGCTCGGCATGACCAAACAAGACGACGATTTCGATGGATCGCAGTTCTAAATTAGATTGCGACTTCTTTCTCTCACTGATCCTGCTTGCAAGCCAGTCTGAAACACCAGAACAAACTGATCTAGATAATCAGATGGAAGAGGTTCTATTCTACTACCTTTTAGATCTTTACAATATAAATTCGGCACGCTAGAATCAAATTCATGCAGCAAATTTTAACCTATACTCTTCTTTTGTCAGTCGTTCTATTTTGTGGGGGAGATAGAGGTAGCGCGCATCCAGTAGATATTCACCTTCCAACCTCATATGACTATCTGCATGAAACCGAATATGAAAGAGATAGAGCCAATAAAGAAGCTCAAAAGACTTTAGACAAAGACGATTCTTCAGAAGAAGAAATCCAAAGAGCTTTAGACCAACTTTACGGTCCAAACGGCACTCGAGCTTAAACCTCAAAGATTGGGCAAACTCTATAAGGACCAGCAAAATAATCTATTGCAAATCCTATAGCCACAAAAACTACCGCGCCCGCGATACAAATAAGCAGAATTCGAAAAAGGAATGAATTCCATATAGCCTTCAACATTAAGTTCGTTCCTTTTTTTTAATCCTTCTTTCAACATTATCAACCATCCAGGAAATTTCCTCAAACGCTTGTTCCATAAATTGCTCGGTATTCATATTATACGTTTTCGCCCAGGTTACAATATTGTTGCTAAGCAAATGGAGTGCAGCAGAAAATGCCTCATCGTGATAACCATCTTTAATATAGTTAGCCACTATATCATGAAGACCCTGAAAGCAGGAGCCCACCATTAAACTATTAAGTTGTTCGTCCTTCTTCACTCTTCCAATCCACAGATTCATATATTATCTCGACAGGAAGAATCGACTTGAGTAATCCCATGGAGCTGATCCCATCTATACAAGTTCGACGAAATATCTTCAAAAGACTTTTACCTTTATCATCCACAGGATAGAAAAGAGTGCGCCCATACACCCTCTTGCACATAAACTTAAACGTCATCCGGAGCCTCGGGACAATAAAACGGCATCCAATGCGTCACTTGGTTAATGTCAACGAATTGATCACCACGCCAGAAGCCAAGACGAGCGCTTGAGAACCACCCACTGTGGACTGGAACGGCAGGATAGAGCCAGCAAAACTGATCATCTTTGGGTAAATCGTCTTCAATCTTAATCCAATTCATCTTGTACCCCTTAGTTCAACACTATATTGACGTACACAAGGAATTTTCCGCTAGACATAAAAATTATTTTACTGGTAAAGATTCAGAATAAAGGATTAAAATAGACACTACTATGAGCGCGCCACACGGTAATAAATACAACAACAAACTATATAACTTCCCTGAAGAATGCCAAAAAGCATATAACGAATATTGTGAATGGATTAGCCAGGGAAACTCTGCAGCTTCTTGGTGTTATGAGAGCGACTCTCTTACCATAACCTACAAAACCATAGAGAAATATATCCACGAATTTCCTCAAGACTTTCCACCTTCAAAGAAGGAAACGGCTCTAACAAAGAGCTTAGCTATATGGGAAGGAAGAGGTTTATCCATGATGCTGGGTCAAGTTGAGAAGTGCCAGCCCGCCATCTTTCAAATGTTCATGCGCAACAAATTCGGATGGGATAAGGAATCTCAATCTAATAGAGAATCCAAAGAGACACTCGTAGAGAAATTCCTCGACAAGCTGGACAAGATGGATGCGTAACGTTCCGATTGATACAGATTTAGAAATAGTTATCATTGCAGCTCTTCGGTATGCTATTCCACGTGAAACCTATGCTTGTCAAACCATTGCAGACTTTATAGAGAACAACTGGAATGAGTTAACAACGCACGCACAGCATAACATCCACGAAGACATACGCGAATTTTATAGCGAAAGCTTTCTAGTTAAACATCCTTGGTCTCGCATCATTAAACTAAAAATAGATGACAAAAATTCACCCACCAATTAAGTAAATAGGTAAAACAACCTATAACTTAAGGGGTTCCATGACAAAATACAAAATCTCCTTCCATTCTGGACAGGTAAGTACATTCGCAATTAATGAGTTCGAATCAAAAGAAGAAGCTAAAAGCCACTACGAGAAAATGATTCTCGATAGCACCTCTCCGTTTCTTAGTATTGGGGATGTCTTAATCGCTATCGACCGGATTACATTTGTCGTTGTCGAAGAACTGATCGAGAAAGTCGATGAGCCAGCTACCGAGGCCACAATCGAGTGCTAAAGTTTACGGAAGAAAAGCTCGACGTTGAGGTCTATTACACAAATAGGCCTCACAATATATTCATTCCTTATAAGTCAGACGAAATGAGAAGACTAGGCGTTGGTGGTTATTATTGGAAAGACGGCAAAGATCCGATGCTCGGCGTCCTCCAAAACTGTATTGAAGCGCCATGCCACAACTGTCAATGTTACCAAAAAGAATTAGAGCTTTTAAGAAAACAATTAGGGATTGTGGAAGATTATGTCGCAAGAGATGGCTGATTACGCCGATGATATTTTAAGAGATCTTGCATTTCAGAAGGAAAGGATCTGCATTCTCAACGAGATCATCGATAGCCAAAAGAGACTGCTTGTGGCTTATGAAGATGAGATAGACCTGCTTCAGGAAGAACTTGACGAATATTTGGGGAATGAATGAACTTTTGGTCGTGGTTATTTAGGTTTCCTTCTGAAGAAGATGATTGGAAAAGCACTGAGCAGCTTAAGAAAGAGCTTGAAGAAATGCGCAAAGAAATAGATATTCTTCAGAAAGAGATCTGTCACTGGAAGCACTTAGCCTTAACGTTTAAGAAGTTTCACTAAGAATTCACAGCGTCCTTTATAGCTTAACAACTACGGCAATAGTGCTGCTAATTTAGGGCGCTAATTTTAATTACAAAAGGAAAATATGGATAAGCAACAAGATACGATTGATGAACGAAGCTATAATGAAGAGGGCTATCAACTTATAACCAGCGCTCGGGTATGTCGGGAAAAATACTCTCCCTATCATCTTGAAAAAGTCTGGTATGGCGACTATGTATTCGCGCCTCAATCAATTCAATTTAATCTAGAGCCTGGAGACCCAGTTGTGGAGGCCATTGTTGAGTTAATAAAACGAAGGGTTATGGACAGCTTTCGTGTACGGCCTACTATAGCGCAAGAGATGTCTATGGTTCGCAAGCCAATTAAGGATGACGATTGTAAGCGGATTTATGAAGGCACAATAGGCTGGAAAGCTAAGCTTATTTGGGAAGATGAAAGAGATCGCCCAGAAATTAATCCTTTTAAAGATTGCATGATTTTTACCGCAGGGTATAATTATAAACGTCCTGAAAATTAAATCTAAGGCAATGTTACATAATTCGGCAGAATGCAGGAGCTGCCAAAGGGCTTTTCTGAAAAAGGATGGGAGCTTCAATATTTATAAAAACTTCGGCGCCGGAGCCCAAATAAGACAAAGCATTTCAAAGGTGTGCTTCAAAAGGCTCAACAAGATAGAGAAGGGCTGGCAAATAGATTATGCCCTAATGGAGGCTTTTGAAAGATGACTGAATGGATTAGCGTTAAAGATAAGCTGCCTCAAACAGGCCAAATAGTTGTTGCGTGGCTCCAAGCGCATAATGAGCCCTGTTGTGTTAGGTTTGAAAAAGATTATATTTGGCTAGAGTTAGTCGAAGTAGATCGCGAAGACTGCTTCCGCGTTGACCGTGTAACCCACTGGATGCCTTTACCTGAGCCTCCGAACCCCACAATATTTAGAGAGCGCGCTGGTGAATTCGAGGGTATTCCAGACGAATGCAATTTATGAAGCTCTTTAGCCCAAAGCAAATCAAGTCCTATCAAGAATCAGACGCCCGGATTAACATCTGGGAAGGCGCTGTTCGTTCCGGAAAGACCTTTATTTCGCTTTGGCGGTTCATTAAAGAGCTTAAATTCGGTCCAGAGGGGGAATACGCCCTTATCTGCAAAACATACGACGCTTTCAAGCGTAATACATTTCCTCAAATGCTTTTGATGATCGGAGGGGACGCTAGACACTATTCGGGCAAAAGGGAGATGCATATTTATGGGAAAGTTGTCCATATTATTGGTGCTGATGATGAGCGCGCTGAGTCTAAAATTAGGGGTCCCACTTTTTCTGGTGCATATGTGGATGAAGCGACGATTATACCCGAATCTGTTTTTAAAATGCTTATTAGCCGTTGTGCTATGGGAGGGGCTAAGATATTTGCTACCACTAACCCGGACTCTCCTTACCACTGGTTAAAAAAAGATTTCCTAGAAAACAATGCTGATGTAAAGTCCTGGCAGTTCAAACTAGAAGACAACCCGGAGCTCACCGATGAGGAGAAGGACTATCTACGTAGACAATACAGAGGCCTTTGGTTCCAGCGTTTTATTGAAGGAAAGTGGGTTCAGGCTGAAGGAGCAATCTACGATTTTTTTGACCCCAAACTGCACGTCATTGACTATGCGCCAAATCTTGCTAAATATTACATTGTCGGTGTTGACTATGGCACTACTAATCCTTGCGCTTTCACTTTGCTTGGCTATAACAGTGATAAGCATCCCAATATTTGGGTTGAAGATGAGTATTATTTTGACTCAAAGGTACATCAACGGCAAAAGACAGATAGCGAATACGCGGCGGACTTAGCTAAGTTCATTAAAGATAAAGCGGTTAAGGCGATCTATATCGATCCGAGCGCAGCTTCGTTTCGTGTAGAATGCCAGCGGCAGGGGATAGCTAACTTGTATGAAGCTGAGAATGAAGTGATTGATGGCATCAGAAAAGTTGGCGATCTTCTCAATAATGGCACGCTTAAGATCTGCGCAAGATGTACGAATCTTATCAAAGAGTTCCAGTCGTATGTTTGGGACTCAAAGAGTATTATGACGGGCGTTGACAAGCCAAAAAAAGAGAATGACCATTGCTTAATAGGGGACTCTCTAGTATGGACGCTAAATGGGAAAATTCCTATTAAAGATTTAGTAGGTTTAGAAGGATTAGTTCAGTGTTGGGATTTTAAAAGGAACACCTTTACGTGGGCTAATTTCAAAGATGTTAAGAAGACTCGGGAGAGGCAAAAGATATTCAAGCTAACTCTTGAGAACGGCCGGTCAATTCAGGCAACAGGTGATCATAAAGTGTGGACGAAGCGTGGATACGTTGAGATACAAAATCTCTTGAATGATGATGAAGTTCTATGCTATGATTAGTTCATGGAACATCAAATTCATTTTGGTAAAAAGTTTTATAAAGATCTGAAGACAGGCTACTGGATTTCAACGAGCGCTAAAAAGATTAGGGCGCACGTTTGGGTTTGGGAACGCCACAATGGAAGAAGGCCCAAAGGATTTCATGTTCATCATAAAGATGAAAATAAATCCAATAACGACATTTCTAATTTAGAAATTATTGAAGCTCAAAAGCACATGGCTCTTCATATGTCCGCCCCTGAAAGAAAGCAACAATCTAGGAAACTAGCCGAGAAGATTAGACCATTAACAAAGGCCTGGCATGCCAGTGAGGATGGGAGAAGGTGGCACAAAGAACAAGGGATCGAAGGGTGGTTAAAACGAAAGTCCTTTGTAGGCAAATGTAATCAATGCTCAATGGAGTTTTCCTCCAAAACTTACCATCAAGACTTTTGTTCTAACAAATGTAAAAGTGCTTGGAGAAGAAAACAGGGTTTTGACAATATTGAATTGATTTGTCCAGTATGTAAAATTACATTTAAAAGGAATAAATATGGAAAACAGAAAACTTGCGGAAGGACCTGTGGGGGCTTATTCAAAAGTAAAAAGTATTGAAGAAGCCGGAGAGGACGATGTCTACTGCCTAAATGTTCCGGCGCATGGGAATTTCGTAGTTAACGAAGGAATTGTGGTTAAGAACTGCCTCGATTCCCTGCGCTATGCCATTTATACTCACATGTTTGCAAAAGATGTTAGAGGAATGTCGGCACAGGAATATGATCGAATGAGGTCCGAGGCTTTTGGGGGCGAACCGGAACTTCCGGAGTTCTTTAGAGATCCTCGGGATTATGGCAACACTTACATACCTCTTATTTAATTGCTTAGGCAATCATCGCATGAAGTATATGACCATCCGTTGATTTCTTTTAGCTTCCCCTTTTCTCCGCAATACTCACACGCTTCAGCGCTTCTTTTCTCGGCCAGCTTTATAAACTTAGACATTTCGCTCGTTTCCGTATCCATATAATATCTAAGCGTTCCATATTTCTCCTTTACTTGGGATGCCCGACATGAACAATCTGTTTTAAGGATTATATAATGAAGCTCAGCAGAAAGATCGTTGATTATATCAAACCAACCGTCCTCACATTCGAAAATAGGACAGAATTCGTAAAGGGGTTCGTATGTTTCAATTAGAAAGCGTGTATTTTTTTCATTCACTAATCGCCTCGAAGTTTTTGGGAATCTTTATCCGGCAACTCTTGCCCTGACGTCTTGGAGCTCTTTAAGCTTTTGCTCAAGCTCCGCCACTCTTCTAAATACCCCACGTCTCACGGCTTCAGACATCTCTCGGGTTTTTTTTAGCTCGTTTAATACTAATATTAAGTCATTTTTTTCAAAAAGATCTAGTTGGATCATTATTTTTACCTCCGTTTGCCGTTTACTTTGCCAGAAGCATTCTTTTTTTTGAAAAGAAAAGAGAAAAGGGGTACTGTAAAGAAAATATTTGATAACCAAAATAGCCGATGACCCTATTTCCACAACTCACCGATGCGTATTATACAGACCAGGATAATTCAATCCTTAAGCGTATGGACTACACCTATGCGAAAAACATTACCGTAAATCAGAGTTTTTGGTCTGAGGCCGATATCGATCATCGTTTCCACGCCGGCGATCAAACTCTTTGGAATGATATTTATGGCAACGTTCCGGCCTTTCGTCGTAGACAATTTAACTTCAATAGGATCCGCCGTGTCATCAACATGATTGACGGTTATCAAAGGGATCATAGAAAGTCCACGATTTGCCAGCCTGTCGAATCTAGTGACGACCAGACCGCTGACCAGTTTACTAAACTTCTTTTTCATGCCAATCAAACTGGCGATATTCTTCACACAATTTCAGATGCTTTTAAGGGCGCCCTCATTGGGGGAATGAACCTCATGAGCGTCTGGATGGATTACCGTAACGACCCCGTCAACGGCGATATAAAGGTTGACAATGTTGCCTACAACGGTTATTTGATTGATCCATACTTTAAAAAAATGGACTTGTCTGACTGCAATGACATCTGGACAAGGAAATATCTATCGCGTCAGCAGGTCATTAGCCTGCTCCCCGGTAGAGAAGATGAGATCAAGAACTTTAAGGGTTGGGGTAACCGAGATGGTAAGTTTCAATTTATGCCAGAAAGCTACAGCTATGGCATGCAAGACCTTCTTATCTACGATGAGTTCTGGTACATGGATTCGCGACGCCAGAAAATGCTTGTGGATACTAAAACAGGCGAATCAATCGAATGGAAAGGAAACGAAGATGACCTCGCGGAATTTCTCCGCTTTTACCCCCAAATTGTTGTCATCGATAACGAAATCCCATCGGTTAAGCTTGCAATCACTGTTCAAGGGAAGGTGATGTATCATGGCCCCAATCCTCTTGGCATCGATGAATATCCTTTTGTACCTGTGTGGGGCTATTATGAGCCCCAAATCCCTTATTTTCCGTGGCGTGTCCAAGGCGTGGTTCGTGGGCTCCGTGATGCTCAGTATCTATATAATCGCCGAAAAGTTATCGAACTTGATATTCTAGAATCACAAGTAAACTCCGGCGTTATCTTTAAAGAGAATGCTTTAGTTAATCCAAAAGATGCCTTCCTTCAGGGCCAAGGCCGCAGTCTGGCGCTTAAAGCAGACGCCCAAATCACAGACGTTCAGCAGATTCCAGCCCCTCAAATCCCTCCTTCAATGATGCAGCTATCTGAGCTTTTAGGTAGAGAGATCCAAGAAATTAGCGGTGTTAACGAGGAACTGCTAGGTTCTGCGATGGATGATAAAGCTGGTATTCTTTCAATGCTTCGTCAAGGCGCTGGTCTTACAACACTTAGAGGCCTGTTCGATAACCTAGATAGATCTCAGAAGCTTTTAGGTAATCTGTGTATCCGCCTGATGCAACAGAACTGGACTCCGGGCAAAGTGCAGAGAATTCTGCAAGAGGAACCTACCCAGCAATTCTACAATAGAGCTTTCGGTAAATACGATGCTGTTGTAGAGGATGGATTAAACACTTCAACTCAGAAGCAAATGCAGATGCAGCAGCTTCTACAAATGCGAGAGCTTGGGGTCCCAGTACCGACTAACTTGCTCATCGAGAATTCAACCCTTCAAAACAAAAAGGAACTCATTGATGCAATCGCTCAAGAAGAAGAGCAGCAGGCCCAAGCCGCTGAGCAACAACAACAAGTCCAGATCCAAGTCCTCCAAGCACAAATCAAGGACCTTGAGGCCAAAGCAATGGCAAACGAAGGTCTCGGCGTCGAAAGGGCAAGCCGTGTCCAAGAAAACCGTGCTCTTGCCGTGGAGCGTCTGGCGGAAGCTGAAAAAGACCGTGACCTCGGTGTTCTTGACCGTATTAAGGCTGCCAAAGAACTTAGTTCGATCGATCTGGATCATTTGGAGCGAGCATTAGCGATCATCGATTCTCTTAAGGGCAAAGATGAAGTAGAAGACAAGCAAGAAAAAGCAAAAACTGCTTAAAATAAATTTTAACAATTTACACGATTCGTGTATTGTAAGAAAAAAGCCTAAATAAGGAGACAATATGTCAAAGGCAAGAATTGAAGGACATGAAGAAGGAATCGGCAGAAGCGATTTCGCTGGCATGCCAAAAGATGTTTACATGGCTGAATATCCAAAATCTACTCGTTTAACAATGAACGAAGGGATCGACGATACAATGTCTGATATCGATAGCGTAGATAATAGAGCCGAAGGCAAAAGACGCAGATATCTTTCTAACCAAAAATAAGGCGAAAAATGGCTAAAAAATACACTAAGTCTCTTGGCGATATGCTAAGTAAGAAAAATGGTGATAAATGCCCGGACCAGCTTGAGCTAAGAGGTGAAACCCTTAGAAAAAAAGGTCCTAACGCTAACTACAATTTTTCTGTTCAGCAAGAGCCGATCACTCGTATGGGTGACAAGGATTTTGCCAATATGCCAGATAGACCGATGTATTTAAGATTTGATAATCGCGATTCATATAGAGACGGGATTATCAATAGTTTTACTTGCGGGATTACGGAAGTGTCTGACATTCATGAGAACGAGGCTACAGCGAGGTATACCGATGGTAATGCTACGGCCCGCGGGTAAAGCATATGAAATTGCAAAAAGGGTGTTAGGAAATAAAGGCGTTAAGGTTGCCAAACCTAAAGTAAAACAACCTGAAAAGCCAAATACTGGACCCTATCTATATCATTAGGAATTTATGAAAGAAAAAAACAAAAAATATTCCAAAAAAGCTGAGAAAAAGATCAAACACGTGATGCACGAAATGGGCGAAGGGAAATTACATTCTGGTTCTAAAAAAGGACCTTTAGTCAAATCTAAAGAGCAAGCCCTGGCAATAGGTCTTAGTGAAGCAAGAAAAAAAGGTTTAAAAGTTCCAGGTAAAAAATAGGGGTTTTAATATCTCTTTTAGTTTATAATTCTTCAAATTTTGGAGGATAATTTGGGCAAAAAGAGAAATGGTAAAATATTAAGCTGTAAGTCTTGTTCACAGGAATTTTATGTTCCTAAATATAGAATTGAAACAGCAGTTTTTTGCAGCATGAAGTGCATGAACCACTTGCAGTATGAAAAATCGAATCATAAATGCACAAGATGCTTTAAAGAATTCCTCGATTCTCCCAGCAGGAAAGGACGCAGGCTTTTTTGTACCTTAGTATGTATGCACTCTTTTTTTTCAGAACGTAGTGCAAATGTAAAGGATCGTAGAAGAAACGCTATAGCGAAACTGAGGGCTGAAGGAAAAGTATCAAATAATGGTCCCGCTATAAGAAAGTGGGTTTTACTTTCCAAAATAAATGAATGCATGATATGTGGTTATAATGAGCATATATGTTGTCTGGACATCCATCATATCGATAATGATCCAAATAACAATACTCTAGAAAATATAGGGATATTATGCGTGATGTGCCACCGAAAGGTGCATCGAAAACTTATAAAGTTATGAGGAAGAAATAATGGCTCACAAGAAAAAAGCTCATCAATCTAAAAAAGTCATGGAGCATCTTAAAGGAGATATCAAGGGCTTTAAGAAAGAAATCAAAGAAGATAAAGAGCTGATTTCCTCGATGAAAAAGGGAAAGAAATAATGGATAAGAAAATCAAATCTATCAAGAAGACGATGGATACCAAGATGACCTCTTTAATTAAAGAAGACAAAAAGCACGACAAAGTCATCGACAAAGCAAAGAAAAAGATGAAAAAAGGCTGCTAAATGAAGCTAAAACATTTGTGTTTTATGGTAATTCCGGTAATTTTTTTTGGGTGCGGGGCATATCACTATATATCTCAGTCTCAAGAACATATTGACACGAAAAAACTCCCACAAAATAAATCCGAAATGCAGCGAGAAATAGACAAAAGGTCGGAAAGTTTTAATGGACGCAAAAGATAAGAAATATACTTACGATCGCTTTAACATGAAAGGCGCTCGAGTGGGCCAAGCTGTTCATGACATCTTGTCTTCCAAGCAAGAATCAACCACGGTCGAGGACATATTAGATGGGTATTCGCAACAATTTCTCAAAGAATTCGAGGCCACGATCAATGCGAATGAGGCTAAATACAAAGGGCGCTTTCATATCTTTGTTCTCTCTAATAAAGAAATGTGGGCGACGAATGTTGTCCGCAATTGGTTCGTCGCTAGGGAGACAGCACCAGATGCCCTGGAGATGGTAGCGCAATATCCTAACCATGCCAAGATTCTGTATGAGATTGATACAAATTCAAACGAGATTAAACTCAAATGGGCTCTCCCTGGCATACAAGATTGCATCAGTGTGCTCAAGAATACCGGGCTTTATGACCCTACTCTCTGCCAGTGGATCTATGATTGTTTTATGGGTAAGTTAAAAGAGCCCGAGTTACCCCGGGCTAAGAATTAAGGCCCCTTTTTAGATGGGGGCTTTGTATCAAGCATATGGTCTTGCTGCCAGGCCATCACTTCAATAATTTGATGAGTTTTTTGTTGTTCGCCAATTAGTGATATAAGATTGTCATTTAGAGCGCTCAAAAGCTCATTGCTTCTTTGCGACTGAATGATCATTCCTCTAAGCACTGCAAGTTCGTTGTGAATATTGGATAATGTATGATCCATATTCTCAAGAATCTCAGATTCAGCGACTTTACTGTAATACATATTTGGTCTTTCAATACTTGAAATATCGGCAAATGCGGCCGTCGATAAAAATAGTAAAGATAAAATAATCTTCATATTACTCCTTAAAACGAAAATGCAACAGCGGATTTAAATCCAAACTCTGTGTAGCATTTTTTAATTGTTCGAGCATAAAAACCACCCACTTCGATTTCTTTGCTAGATAAAGAAGGGAATCTGAATGCAACGGTTGCTTTTAAACCAGATGGAGAAAAGTAATTTTTACCCCAAAACTCATCTCCTCTATGTAGGATGCAACTTGTTTCTAAGTCCTTAAAATATGAAATGGTTGTGTCAATATTAACATATTGTTTCACTTTATAAGTATAACCCAATCCGCCGTTGAAAGCAGACCGGTAAATTTGAAATGTTTCGTCGTTTGTATCAGTTGAAAAATGCGACGTATTCGACATGCCAAGGACGGGATAAAGTACAGAGCTGTCTATGTTGTTACCCATAGGAACTAAGTACTTTACACCCCAGTCTGCCGTAAAATAACTTTTATCTTTGTAGATCGAATACCCGATAAAAGAGTTGAAGTTCATCCCTTCGCTTCTGTAGTAGTTATACTCGAAGCCAGCGATGTATTTGGAATAAGTGTAACCGGTTTCCTTGTGCTTAAGCCATCGGAAGTTAGGATTGATTTCGTGATGATGTAGAATGATGACGGGTTCTTTAATTTCGGGCAACTCAGCGTGTTCGACGGTTGCGAATGCTGTGGCTGCGCTGCCAAGCAAAAACATATAGGTAAGCTTCTTCATGTGTCTCTCCTTTATTTGAAGACAATCAAATATTAAACACATCCAATCAATTTGTGCACATACAAAAATATTTTTTGACACTATTGTTTGTCCATGCTATCAAGTAAATTATTTAGTTGTCTTCGTATGCGTCGTAAACGCGGCAATGAACTTATAGGCGTAAAGGGTATCGCCAACCCAAGGAAAGTATGTCAGAAGAGGAAAATACGAACGTAGAGACCGAAGTGGTCGAGGAAGTCGTTCAACCAGAAGAGTCTACTGATTCGCAACAGCCAGAGCAAGAAACCCAGCAGCAGCGTCAAGCGCGAAACGACGCCGAATATAACTGGGCAGAGATGCGTAAGCAAATGCGACAAAAGGATTTAGAGATAGCAGAACTGCGTGATCAGTTCACATCTATAACCAAAAAAGCAGCTCCTCAAGAAGAAGACGAGTTCGCCAAGCTGGCTGAGGACGATATCCTCACCGTCGCACAAGCCAAGAAACTTGCGACAAAACTTGCTAGACAAACGGCAGAAACTGTCCTTCGAGAAAGAGATGCCTCCATGGTAGATGAGAGACTGCAAGCGAAGTTCTCAGATTTTAAATCCACAGTTACTAGGGAAAATATTGAACTTTTAAACGAACTAAAGCCCGAAGTCGCTGAATCCTTAACTTTGCTGAAAGATGATCCGTATCGTCAGGCGAAGCTAGCCTATGAGTATATAAAAGCGTTTGTACCGCAGAAAGACGAAACTATGAACAAAGACAAGAAAAAAGCTGAAGTAAATAGTAAAAAGCCTCTCTCTGTGCAAGCTGTTGGAAAACAGAGCGCCATAGGCCAAGCGCACCAATTCGAAAATGGAATCACTCCTGAGCTAAAAGCTCAGCTCTGGAAAGAGATGCAGCAAATTAGGAAAGGCGCATAGGGCATAACAATAGGAAATTGCTATGTCAATTACAACGACAAGTACGCTTCCGGCTCCAGTCCAGCAGTCTTTTTCATTTAAACTGCTATCTGTACCCGTTCCGTACATGATTCACAAGATCCCAGCCGATCTTAAAGCAATGCCAAGAAATGGTGGTACGACTCTTCGTATGAGACGTTACAACCCATTGGCAACTGCTCCAGTACCCCTTGGAAATAGCGGAGTTACACCTCCCCCACAAAACTTAACGGCGATTAACATCGACGCTAAAATGGATTTCTATGGTACTTATGTGCTCCTTAACGAGCAAGTTACCCTTCAGAACCAAGACCCTGTTCTTAATGAAGCAGCTCAACGTTTGGGCGTTTCTTTAAGACAAACCGAAGACCAATTGATGAGAGACATGCTCGCTTCAACAGCAAGCTTCATCAACTGCGTCGGCGGTACTAACGGGGATAACCCAACTGAAATCACACGTTCAGACGTTGATACAGTAGTTAGAACCCTCCGTGGTAACAACGCTTACAGCTTCTTAACTGGTATCGAAGGCGAAAACCGTTTTGGTACAGCTCCAGTACGTGATGCTTATTTCGGCCTTGGCCATACTGACCTTATTGGTCAATTGGACAACGTTGCTGGATTCATCCAAAAGTGGAACTACCCAAATCAACAATCAACACTCGATCCTGAGTGGGGAACTGTTGCGAACGTTAGATTCTTACTTTCTAGCATTGGTTCTACAACTCCAAACGCCTCATTGTTAGGTGCTACTGTTTATAACATCTTTGTAGCTGGCCGCGAAGCTTTCGCAGCTATCGAGCAAGATGGATATAGCGCACAGTTTATCTATCGTCCGCCTATTTATGACGGGCCTTTAGCTCTGAACGCGTCAGTTGGTTATAAATTCGCGGAAGTCCCACGAATTCTGAATGACCAATGGGTATTTAACCTGCGTTGCACGCTATCAGCATAAGGAGATAAAACATGAGTACACCTATTACAGCTATCTTAACAGGAACCTTCACCTCTGATGGTTTAGTAAGAAATTTGAGCCTCCCTTCAGGATATTCAAAAATCGAGCTATTCAACATTACGGACTTAGGTTCAACAGCAGCTTCTACTCCAGTTATGATGTCTTGGGGAACTTCCTCAATGGCAGCAGGTTCTGGTGTTTTTGCTACGAAAACTAACGGTGCGGCAACAATTGCGCTTCCTACAACACTTGCGGCTAACGCTGGCGGATTTACTTTCGTCGATGATAGCGCGTCTGTTTCTCTTGGAAATGCTCTCACCATCACATCGACAACTAACGCAACTCCTCCAGTTGTATCTTTGGCTTCAACAGCCGGACTTGCAAATGGCGACGTTGTAAGATACGTTAACTCAGCTGGTCAGCTAAACATTTCCGGTTATGACTTCACTATTGACACTGTTGTCACTAACACAAGTCTTAACTTGGCATATATGGTAGCTCCTGGCGGAGCTGGTACTGGCGGATCTCTCCGTCGCGTTCCTTTTGATCCACGTTATTACCCTGTAAACAGATACATCACATCTATTAGCAAAGCTACTAGCGCCGTGATCGTACTTTCTGTAACTCATGGATTTACAGTTGGTCAACAAGTTCGCATCATCGTTCCTTCTTTATACGGAATGATTGAAATGAATAACCAGTTGGTAACTATTACAGCAATCAATACAACTACTAACTCGATTACAGTTAATATTGATAGCACAAACTTTACAACTTTTGCATTCCCAACATCGGCACAGGCTGCCCTTGGTGTGAATTTTGCTCAAGTTGTGCCAGTTGGTGAAGCAGCTGTTAACAGCACTTCTCAGCCTTATGGCAACTTGCTCGACGATGCTACAAGAAACGTCTCTTTCAGAGGGGTTATCATCGGTACAGCGGTTCAAACAACTGCGAAACTTTACCAGTGGATTGCCTATAAAGGTACTGCACTGTAAGCCAATATGGATTGGGACAGCCCGGTCGTTGGTGCGGGGGGAGGAAACTCCCCCTTTATTTAACCAAGGAGATGTATGAAAACATTAAATATAGCCGCCTCAGTAACAGCAGATAAGCCTTCAAGGATTTCGACTGATACAGCTGATGCGCCTACTGATATGAGAGTGAAGTCTACAAAAGATAAACTTCAGGCTTTCATTGAAGAAGAAACTAAAGTAGTGAGAGGAAGATTCCGCTGCTTTGATAACCCAGGATCCTCTGTACGCATTCAGGTTAGAAAATACAAAGGCGTTCCTATGTTCGATAAGACAATGATCGATGAGGGAACCTATGATGTACCGCTTTACGTTGCTCGTCATTTAAATGGTGTAGACGCTACAGCTACCCATATTAATGGACAAGTTAACACATGTTCTTATCCTATCCATGGATTTAAATCCGTTGGGGATAATCTGCCAGCTGGTCAAGAAGTAATGGGGCCAGATGGTGTTACAATTGTGCCAAAGGATCATATCGCTAAGCGAGTCCGAAGATATGGATTCGAGTCATTGGAGTATAGTGTCGGCAACAATATCTAATTCTTTTGTTCCCAATCGCCAGCAAGTTGCAGGCATAACGAATTCCAATCCCGGGATCGTTACCACTACCCAAGCCAATGGTTACTTACCCGGACTTTTTGTCCGGTTTTACTTTCCAATAAACTTTGGAATGATGCAGGTTAATGGAAATGTCTATCAAATTACGCCTTTAACCCCAACAACTTTTTCCATAAATGTCGATACCACGAATTTCGACGTTTTCGCCATCACCAGCACAGTCCAATTTCCAGAGGTCATACCAGTTGGGGAGACCGCCGATACGCTTGTAAATCGCGTCATAAACAACCGAAATATCATACCGGAGACTTAAAATGTCAGTTAACACAAATCTAACCACAATTCGTAGCAAAATCCGCAAGATTACAGCTAGACCATCTGCGACTCAAATAAGCGATGCTGACATCGACCAATATATCAACACCTTCTACATTTGGGATATGTCGGAGCATATCAAATTGGAAAGCTTGCGCTATAACTATCAGTTTACAACTCAGGCGAACGTCCCGGTTTATGATCTTCCTACTGATACGTACTTAACTGCGATGCCTCCTGTATTTATTGGTGGCTATCAGACTTATATGACGCAAAGTCGCCAAAGTTTTTTCCGCAACAACCCTGAAATCCAATTTGTTCAACAACAGGTTTACACCGGCGACGGAACAAATGGTTCGGGCCTCACATATACGGGTCAGGTATTAACAAATCTTCCAATCATCCAAGGTTTTAAACCCAATCCTCCAGGTTCTTATTCAAGTTCTGCCACAACCGACATAGCAGCAAAATTTTTAAATTGGAATGTGATAGTATCTGCTGAAGGAGCCCCAAATGCTACATCTGGGATTTCTCCAACATTTACCTTAGTTGACGATGGCCAAGGGAACCTTTGGGCGCCTACCGACACTTCTACTGATCCGACTCAGCCCTTTCCTTTAGGTCCCCGAGGTTCTATAAATTATATAACTGGGGCGATTGCAATAAATGCTCGTGGATTCACAGGCGCAATACCTGTTGGTAATGCTATTAACGTCCAGTACTCTCCTTATGTTGCTTCGCGGCCGCAATCGGTAATGTTTTTCCAGGACCAGATTTACGTCTACCCGATTCCCGATCAAGCATATACCGTGTCATTTGAAGCGTACAAATATCCTACGGCTTTGATCAACTCTACAGACAATCCCCAGTTACTCGAATGGTGGCAGCTTTTGGCGATGGGTGCATCCCTTAAAATCTTCGAAGATAACGCCGACTTTGAAAACCTACAGAAATATCAACCGCTATTCGACCAATATATGCGATTGGCTTTGCGCAGAACAATTGTCCAACAGACTAGTGAAAGGGCTGCCACTATTTATGAAGAACCAAATGATGGAAGCTTAAATGCCTTTGGATTTGGGAATTTCTTTGGCAATATTTAATCTTCTACGAAGAACTTCAGAACAAATGCATGCCAAAAAAGAAGCGTCTAGCTCTTCATTTTTATTTAAACATTCTAAGAGCTCTTCATCACTGAAGTCTTTTAGCTTCTCTTTCTGAATTTGGCTTCTTTTTTTTATAGGTAATCCAAACATTTTTTCCTTCTTTGCTGGCGAAAGGAGTTGAACCCTCAACCGTCCGCTTACAAGGCGGGTGCTCTGCCAATTGAGCTACGCCAGCTGATGTTATTTTCTCTCACCTATAATAACTGGCGTTTCAGTTAGTGAAACTTCTTTGATGGGAGCTTCGGCGATTACTTGATCTACTTTAGGGATTTCATCAATAGGAAAAGGTTCAAAATCATTTGCTTTGTGATCTTTCCCTTTTTTGCGTTCTTTTTTTTCTACTTTTTCTTTGTGCTTCTTTTCTTTTTTTTCAAGTTTTTTCTGATAGCGCTGCTCGCGTTTATCACATTTTGCTAAACAATCCTTTTCGCATTGTTCTTTAGCTTTATGCTTACTTTTGGCTTCTGCTTGGGCACAAACTCCTAATGAGCAGATACAAATAAATAGAGCACAGTTTCGTAGAAAAGATTTCATGATGTTCCTTATGGTTGGGTTTTTAGGAGTAAACAAATAATTTTAACTCCTTCTTCACATCTATCTTACCCCATGGTATAAAAAAGAAAAGTACAAAAATTATTTGAGGACTCATGACTTTTAATCCAAACATTCCTGCTGCCGCTGATGCTCTTTCCACTTCGCAAGCGCAGATTCAGACGAATTTTTCTCAATCTAATATAATTTTCACTAAAAACCACGTAGCTTTTAATGACTCAAGTGTGCTTTCGCGGGGTAAACATACAAAGGTAGACTTTTTACGCGTAGCTGCTCCCGGATCTATCGCCACGGAAGCTGTTGTTTATCAAAAATTAGCTAATGGAGCTTCTCAACTTTTTATGCAAAGAGACGGAGTGGCTACTGAAATTCAGCTTACGGGCGCCGATCCAACGGCTGCTGCGACAGGATGTACTTTTCTGGCTGGCGGATTAAAAATAAACTGGGGCAAAGTAACTGTTCCAGTTGCGAATGGGAGTGTCACAGCTTCTTTTAATCAAGCCTTTACTGGTAATCCTTTTAGTGTAGTTGCCACCGCCATTAATGCCTCAGGAACTGTGAATGCAATAGCTACAGTATCTGCTATCGCTAATAATCAATGCACAATACGCTCAAATCAAAATAATGATGTTTATTACATAGCCATTGGGGCAATATAGTGAGTGGTACTTTCGCAATCGTTGATCTAAAAGACGGAGAAAGAAGAGATAAAGCTCCTTTCTTACTCGACAATGATGCTTTCCCTGTTTTAGAAAATGCCTATTTATTTAGAGGTAGAATCCAAAGAAGATCGGCCTTTGCAACCATAGGAACAAACAGAGGGCGCCTTCGATGGTTAATTGGAACAACTAATGGCGCGGGAGGGTTCGGGCCTTTTGCATTACCCGATGGTGCAGTAAACAATCTTCCAGGCGCAGTCTTACAATTTGAAGTAGAAAATGGTGTAAGCAGTGAATTCTTTACGGATCAAAATGCTGCACTTCCTGATCCAGTTATTATGCTTTCGACGCTTACAGGCGTTGGAACATTAAATAGAACGGCTCCGGCCAATATCACTATTGCAGGTTCTATCCCTAATGCTAATGTTTGGTATTATCCTGGACTTCCTGTAATGGGTCTTCGAGTCCTAGAAACAGTAGATATAAATGATGAAAAATTAATAGCTTTCGACACTCGATATTCTTATCTTTTTGATATCGGCTCATCAGATTTCATTGCTGAAAACCAATATTTTGGTACGAATGTTGTCTTCGTTTGGACAGGAAGTGATTCTGATTTCTTCTATACATCGAATTATAGGGGCGCTTTTTGGGCGACAAATAATGTTCCTGGGAATCACGCTGCTGAAAATGCTACTGTAGCTGGAGAAGGCGATGGAATACGTTGGTTAAATCCAACAAACAATCGCTGGCTAAATTTTAATCCCATCATTCACCAAAACTTGGGACCTGTAAATGTGTTTTTATGGGGTGGTTTAATAATTTTGCCTTATAAAGATAGACTTCTTGTTTTAAGTACATGGGAGGCTACGGCGGCTGGCGGAGCGGTTAACTTCAAACAGCGCGCGCGTTGGTCTCAAAACGGCACACCTTTTTATGCTTCTTTTCCTACCAATGGTTCTGCGCAAGCAGACGCTTGGAGAGATGATGTAGTAGGAAAGGGAGGATACATTGATGCCCCTACAGCTGAAGCTATTATAGCCGCTGAATTCATCAAAGATACTCTTGTAGTTTATTTTGAAAGATCCACATGGCAATTAGTTTATACAGCTAACGAAACGCTTCCTTTTGTTTGGCAAAAAATAAATACCGAATTAGGGTGCGAATCTACTTTTAGCATTGTTCCCTTTGATAGAGGAGCATTCGCAATTGGAAATTACGGTGCTATTACTTGCGATTCGGTAAATGTAATCAGAATTGACCAGAAAATTCCGGATGAAATATTTAGAATACAAAACCAGAGAAATGGGGTTAAACGGGTATACGGAATTCGCGATTACAATGCTCAATTGGTTTATTGGACCTATCCTGTTCAGTCGGATTTTGATGGAGATGTCGTAAGCTATGCGCTAACTTTTCCTAATCAAGTATTAGTTTATAATTATTTAGAAGGTTCATGGGCTGAATTTGATGATTGTTTTACATGTTTTGGATATTGGCAAAGTTTTTCCGATAAAACATGGGCTGATTTTAATGATCCTTGGGAAGATTTAAATTTTGCTTGGAATTCTCAAGTTACTCAAGCTCGATATCCCGATGTTATAGCTGGAAATCAAAGGGGATTTGTCTTCGTATTTTCTCAGCTCCAAAATCTTGGAAAAAATTCTCCCTCTCTTGAAATAAGCAATATTACCATTGTGAGTACATCCCTTGCGACGCTTACTGTGCCGAGTCATAATTTGACTAATGGTCAATATATTACTATTACAGATGCGGTCGGGGTAGTAAATTTTAATAATGAAATATTCATGGTTGTTAATGCGCTTGTGGACTCATTCCAAATAAACGCCGTTTTAGATCCTACTTCCCCAACGGGAATTAAGGATTTTTCTGGAACTTATAAAGGAGGGGGATTAATTGTTCACCTGCCTAATTTCTCTATTCAAACAAAAGAATTTAACCCATTTTATCAGCAGGGCGACAGCGTTAGGGTAAATTATGTTGATTTTTATGCCCAACGGACTACAAATGGTCAGTTAACAGCCCAATTTTATACAAATAGCCAGACGAGTATACCCTTAGAAGAAGATATAGTTTTAACATCTCCCGAGCCATCTCCTTCATATTCGTCCAGTCAAGATCGAATATTTCATAGAATTTACTCGAATTCTTTTGGATCATTTTTTCAGAATATTTTCACACTTTCCGATACTCAGATGAGAGATATAAATGTTGCCACATCGAATTTAAAAATTCATGCGTTGATTTATTATGTAGCCCCAGCCGGACGACTCTCTTATGACGTTTAATCCAGTTAATTCAATTGGTCCTTTCATTGGAACAAGTACATTTTTCCCAGATGATTTTCCCGAATTTCGGGCAAAATTCCTTGAATTATACCGTGATTTATCTAACGCTGTAAACACGCGTGAAGTAGGAGTTTTTGATCTTGTTGAATTTCTTACCGGTGAAAATTGGTTTACTGCAGGAAATCCGCAAATAAAAAGAAAGACCTATCGAAAGGTTTTTCAGCTTTCCGCAACGGGCGCTGGCGTAACTACAAATATTGCTCACGGAATTACTGGAGTCAACACCACCACTACCTTTACTCATATTTACGGGGCTTGCGTCACAAATGCGCCTGACAACCGACCGATTCCTTTTGCTTCGGCCACGGTGGTTACAGACCAAATACAGGTCTTGGTTAATGCGACAAATATTGTAGTCACTAATGGGGCAACAGCTCCTAGCATTACGTCGGGATATATAATACTGGAATATTTGAAAAATTAACTTTATTTTTCTTTTACGCCTCTTGTTTCTTTAATATAAAGTTCCATCATTGTGGCGATCTGTTTCAAAACATATTCTGTAAAATTTTTAACATAATTTTCAGCGAAATCCCCTTTTTTATCACTATTGGCCATAAATATCAAAAACGCGCCATGAATCAAATTTTTCATTTCTTCTTCTGATTCTTTGATATCTTTAAAATTATAAAGAGGGGAATGTTTTATCAATTCCTTTGCATGTTTTTCTGATATTTTTTCAATATTCTCCCATTTTTTGTAATCATTTGTAACATAGGCTAAGTATATTTCTATGCATATAGACGTAACAGGATTTTGTTTTATATCTTCAAATGCTTCTGGATGTTTTTGACAGAGAATTTTCTGACTCTCTTGAAAAAAAGTTACCAGCATTCTATTGATTTTATAAATTTGACCAAACGACAGTTTCTTCTGAAAGTCGTTCATATTCTTCATAATTTGTAATGCGTCTTGAGAAAAGGTTTTATTTGATTTCTTCATAGAAGAATTCTAATGACTCTCTATGTTTCCTTTCTACTAAAATAAATATTTGATACCATTGAGAAAAAGTAGGTTTATATGTCATTTTTACTTCCACTTCTTCCCTCTCTAATCTCAACTGGAGCTGGGCTTTTCGGTTCCTATCAAGAGAACAAGCGAGCCAAAAGAGCAGAAAAGCGTGCAGGTCGCTTGGGAGAATTTAATGCTTTGCCCGGTGAGGAAAAGCGATTCCAGAGATTTACTCCTGAACAACAAAGCACGATGCAGTTGCTTCAGAATATTTTAACAGGGAAGGGCGAGCAACCTGGTGGTTTATTGGGTGAAACCTTTGGAAATGAAGGATTTAACGCATATGCGGATCCCGAAATTCGAAGATTCAACGAAGAAACCATTCCCGCTTTAGCTGAAAGATTTTCTGGAATAGGAGCAGGTGCACAAAGCTCTTCTGCATTTCAAAACAGATTGGCTCAAGAAGGTTCGAATCTCGCTAGAGATCTTGGAGAAATGAGATCTAGACGCCGACAAGAAAGTACACAGAATTTATTAAGCCAGACTCTTCAACCACAATTTCATACTCGATATGAGCAGAAAGTTCCGACGGGCGCTTCTCAAGCTCTCGCTGGATCTGGTTTTGAGGGTATCACCCGAATTCTAACTGACTTACTACAGCAATACGCTTCAAGAAATAGAAGACCCGGAGGTCTATAATGACATTCTCAGTTGGACAGGCTGCGCCTACAAGCAATGAATTACTTATGCAGGCTTTGGGTCAAGGAGCCAGTCAGGGAATTTCTAAACAAATTGAATCATTCCAAAGAAGAAAAGCTTATGAAAATGCTGGTCTTCCAGGAGGTCTAGCGGATTTAGACCCTAATGTGGCCGCTCAAATGATCAAGCAACAGCAAAAAAACGCTTTAATTCAACAGATTTTAGGACAAGGAGAAGAAGCACAAAATCGGCAAGAAGATCGAGGTTCTGCGCAACTTTCTTTGGCATCTGATCAAAACCCTCTGGAGCCTAAAAGAATTGAGCCTAAATCAATAAGCCCCGGATCTTCAAGAGCTAGAACCACGCCTCAACAAAGAGAGGCACTCTCTTTAGTGGATCCAAATTATAGTCGTGCAGCACAAAAAGAAGAACAATTTCGTAGACAAGAAGAAATGCCTATTAAGGAAAGAAATTTAAAGCTTTTTGACGAATCTTCTTCAAATTTAAAATCTATAGATGATGCTGATATCGCATTCACTCAACTTAAAAATCTATCGGAAAAAATTTCCAAAAAAGAAGGGCAATCCTTCTTCGAAAGATTGGGTCGTACATATCGATTTGATCCAGATACTGGAAGTTTTTCTAAAATTGGGAAAGCCACTTCTACTCCAGAAGAAGAAAGATTCATTAAATTAATCGCAGACCAGACAAAAAATATCAAAAATGATTACGGGGCCAGAATTACTAATTTGGATATGGAAGTTTTTTTACGTAGATTTCCAGATTTAATGATGAGTCCCCAGGGACGGCGAGATATTTTAGATACTCTCGATGATTATAATCAGGCCAAAAAACTTTATAATCGAGCTGTTAAATCAACTATATCAGAAAATAAAGGGATGATCGATCCGTACGAATTGGATATAATTGTAGAGAACAAAATCGAAAAACCACTAGAAAATATTCGCAAAAGGGTAGCAGAAAGGGGACTTTCGACAAGTGAAAATGACGTTTCTTCTCAATTTCAAGAAGGAGATACGGCCAGCAATAAGGATGGTCAAACAATAGTTTATAAGGGTGGTAAATGGCAACCTCTCCAATAAATTTTTCTGAATTGCCAGAAGGCTTCGAATTAAACCAAAATCGTCAAAAAGGGTTATCTGAATTGCCCGAAGGATTTCAATTAGATAATCCAGGGCAAAAATCTGAATCTGTACCTGAAAAATCTCTAAGAAATATTGCTAGAACAGGAGCGCGCGCAACAGAATCAATAGCTGGAATTCCTGGATCAACAAGGGAATTTATTATTGAAACCCCTGGCTTTGTTGCTAAATTATTCGGTGCAGATCAGGAAAAGGTAGAAAAAGCCACAGAATTAACAAAAAAAATCCTTCCTGGGAGCGGTTTGCCCACTTCAGAAAAGTTAAAGGAAAAAACATCTAAATTAACCGGTGAATATTTAAAACCAAAAACTCCTGGTGAAGCATTTTCTGACGAGGCGACCGAATTTATTGCTCCTTTATTAATTCCTGGATCTCAATCTAAAAATATCGGAGCATTAAATAAGGCAAAAAAGATTGCAATGACGGTATTTAAAGGCATTGGAGGGACAGCATTCGGGAATTATGTGCGCGGTCAAACCGGAAGTGAAGGATTAGGAAAAGCCGCACAAATTGGTTCTTTCATTGCAATGACTTTATTTAATCCCTTAGCAATGAAAAAATATGTTGATGAATTATATTCCAGCGCCCGAAAATCTATTCCAGAAAATGCACGTGTATCTACAAGAAATTATGGAGACAAACTTGATACTTTAAAACGAGAAATAAATTCCTCACTTTCTCCTTCGGAATCTCAGAAAAAAATATTAGGAAAAATCACCGAAATTGAAAATAAAATGGGAACAAGAGAAAATCCCAACGTGATTTTAGACACAAAACAGAGCATAAATGAGGATTTATCTGAGTTAATGCAAAAGGCCGATAAAACTACTCGAAAACAAATAAGAGCCTATATGAAGAGACTTTCTGGCATTACCAATGAAACTCTTAAGGAATATGGAGAATCTAATCCTGATTTTTGGGCAAAACAACGAGCGGCAGATGAAGCTTTTGGAACGCTTGCGGAAAGTACATGGGTGGCTAAGGGAATTGAAAAATCTTTAGGCGGTAAAAAATACCAACACTTGGAAAAGGCTCTTCCTTTTTTAATTCATGGAATAGGTAAATTAGCCCCAGCAATCGGAGGGATAGCAGGAAAAGCAGCAACTCCCGCTTATTTCTTAGCTAGATTTGCTTATCGGTATGCAAAATCCCCCGTTCTGAGAAAGCATTATAATCAACTTCTTTTAGGTGGTATGGAAGGAAATCAGAAATTAACGGAATCTGCGGCAACAGCACTAGAAAAAGAATTGGCAAAATAAAATTTAAAATAAATCATAGTCTGGGCCTGATGCATACCCGATTACCAGAGCAATCCCTATAAAAACTGGGGCAAAAAGACAGATCATAATCCACATTATTTTTTCTCTCCTATCTTAATTATTTTCTCAAGCACATAATATTTAGGTGCAATTTTAATTTTTATTAAATTATCGCAACAAGCGAAAATTGCTATAATTGCAAATGGGGTAAGCATATATGCAAATATTAAATATGGTTTCTCAAAAGTAGATTGTGTAGAAAAATACCCATGTACACATAAAGCAGCTCCGCATAAAGCAACAATACAAGCTAAACACAACCACAGTATAGTGGATTTAGTGTCATATTCCAAAATTTGTTGAATAATATCGGGAGCCTGTTCAAGAATAAAATCCTTAGTTCCTTCAATATATTCTATTAATTTTTTTATCATTTCATCTTTCATTTCTATTTCTCTATTCCTAATATTTCTAAGGCGACATCATCGCCATTTAGAGCTTGCATAATCACTTTTTTTTCTTGCCAATTTATATAAATCGATCTTTTTTTTATTTTTAACGCCCATTTATTGCCGGCTAAAGCGGATTCAGTTACACGACGTTTTAATTTTTTCTCTGAATAGTTTTCATTGTTTGCTATCCAAAAAACGAAGCCAAGCCAAACCATAGCACAAGTAAAAATTAATATTCCAGTAGCATTATTGCTCATTTTTCCCCTCGTTTTTATTAACCGCAATGCCTTTAATATTATAACCTTGAGTCATCATTACGGCTTCAATGGCAATTAGTCTTTTATCTAACCCGTTAATCTTTTCATCTAGTCTTCGTTCTGATACAACAATTTTTTCATTCAGTCGATTTTCAACTCCATGAATTTGGGTGCTCATCCAAATTGCAGCGCCTACAACTGAACCGATTACAATTACGGCATCTACGTGTTTTTTCAACCAGTTCATTTTATTCCTCCTTTTTATTTTGTTTTTCTCTGAGTATTTCCCAGAATCTATCGACATCGATGATTATTCTTTTGCCATCCCTTAGGAAAGCATCCGCATAACCATTCAAATGCCTCTCCCTAAATCTATATCGCATACCGGCATAAGTCGGCCATGGATAGTAGTTACAGAACTGAGTCATAGTTAGATAGCGTTTTTCGTTCGTCATATGGTTACATTGTACTTACTTCGTGAATTTAACCCCACATGAAAGAATTCCTTGTCATTGTGTTAAATAAAGCATATGTTAAAGAAAATACTTTACAACCCTTAGAGGATTATGCCCATCAAAAAAAACCCAGCTAACATGCTTTCAGGCTCTCCCCAGCCAAACTTCACTAACTACGCAGAAAAGCCAATCGTTGCCAACAGAGCTCCTTCTACTGCAGACGTCGGATTCGCTTTAGGTCAAATCTGGGTAGATACAAACGGAAGCGCAAGCTACATTCTAGATGTTGTAGCTGGTGGTGTCGCGACTTGGTCTTTGATCGGTGCAGGTACTGGCGGTCCTCTTAATACTCTTACTGACACTGCCAACACAGTTGTTAGCCCAGTAGCTAATAACATTCAGATTGCCGGTACAGGAAGTCAGATAACTTCAACTGCGGGTGTAGGCGTTATCACTTTAAGTTTACCGGCAGCTGTTGTGGCTCCGGGAAGCTTAGCTTCTACGACAGGCTTAACCGCTGGCTCTACTCTTACATCTGTTGGCGCGACAACGCTAGCCACAACAGGCGCTAGCATCAACACATTTGGTAATGCTACTGGAGCAACTTCTGTAACTATTACTTCAGGATCAGGCGGTACTTCTCTAGTTTCTACAAACTCTGCAATGTCACTAGCTTCTGGTACAGGCACAATGAGTATCAGCGCGGATGCTACAGCTAACACTGTAAACTTAGGTACAGGTGCTGGAGCCAAAACTGTAACACTCGGATCGACCAATACTACGTCAACAACGACAATTCAAGCAGGTTCAGGCGGTCTAGTATTTAGCATTTCTGGCGCTATAACAATCAATTCAGGAACTGGAACAATTGGAATCAGTACTGATGCAGCGAATACAACAGTCAACATTGCAACAGGAGCTGGAGTAAAAACTCTTACTCTTGGGTCAACTAACACAACATCTACTACAGCGATCCAATCTGGTTCTGGTGTAATTACCGTCACGTCCGTTGGTGGTGCTATCACGATTGCTAGCGGTGCAGGTACAATAGGTATTTCTGCTGATGCTGCCAACACAACAGTAAACGTGGGTACTGGCGCCGGCGTTAAAGCCGTGACCCTTGGATCTACCAATACAACTTCTTCAACTACTGTTCAGTCTGGTTCAGGAGCTCTTAATATTACATCTACTAACGGTGCTCAAACGCATAATTCCGGTACAGGTGTAATGGCAATCTCTAATGATGCTACAGCTAACACAGTAAAC